CTCGTCGTGGACTACGATCTTCTGCATGAGCGTCGCAGATGAGCACGGTAACGTAAAGACCCTGTCGCTAGAGACGCACAAGGGAAAGACATGGATGGACGACAGCAAGCTGGTGAAGGCTATTGCTGATGAGCTTGCACAGTACGACATCCTTGTGGGATGGAATTCAAAGCTGTTTGACTTGCCAATCATCAACGCACGGCTGCTTGAGACTGGCCAGCGACCAATTGGCACGCAGATGCACATTGACCTCATGTGGTACGCCACTGGCCGGCACATGAAGGCTGGACGACGCAGCTTGGAGAACATCTCCAAGTACTTCCGCACCAACAACAGCAAGACGCCTCTTGACGTCCGGCTGTGGCAGGAAGCCGAGCGACGACACACCAAGGAAGGCAAGCAGGCTTTCCGCACTATTGTTGAGCATTGCGAGGCTGACGTTCTAGTCTTGCGCGACGTGTTCGCCAAGATGAAGCCACTGATCAGCACCATCCACCGATGATCAACGCAGATCTGGAAGGCGCACGCAACATCTGCGTGGACTACGATGACACCATCGCTGTCCGCGTGTTTGGAACGGTCGTACCAGCTCTCGGCGTTATTGAGGCGCTAGAGAGACTGCGAGCAAACGGTTACAAGATCATGATTCACTCTGCACGGGCTTGGGAGAAATTTGAAGACCGAGCGGAGAGGGTTGACGAGATGCGAAAGCTCCTTGATGAGTGGGGCGTGCCGTACAATGAGATCTGGGTTGGGGCTGGGAAGCCAGTCGCCAAGGCCTACATTGATGATCGCGCTATCCGATTTGACAACAACTGGGAGTCTATCGTAGACTCAATCCTGAACGGTTAGAGTTCTCCCCAGGCTGGCGCCCCTCCGGCCTGGGGGACTTATTGGTGGGGCATAGGAGGGGTATGGTTAAGAAGCTTATTGGAGACCTCTTTGACGAGGGACTCCGTAGAGACAGGACAGAGCGTCCACCAAGCGACTTGTGGCGTGGATCTCTGCTCGGTAGCTGCCTACGGCAGCAGTGGTACTACGCCCATGGCGAGACCCCTACGGACGTTCGCGGCGATGAGGTCTTTCGTATTTTTGAGCGTGGACACATTATCAACGATTCGTTTAACCGCAGGCTGCGGGACTCCGAGCATCTTCTCTCCTATGAGGAGGAGGTGCCGGTGTCGATTCCGGAGCTTAACTTTGGCGGAAACGCCGACGGTGTGGTACAATGGAAGGACGGTCAGCATGAGCTGATTGAGTACAAGTCAGTCAAGGAATCGGCTTGGAAGTTCATTCCTAAGCCGGAGCACCAAATTCAAGCGTCCATCTATGCTGAGGCTTTGAAGCGCATGCGAGGCCATGAGTACTCAGCAAGGTTGGTATACATCAGGGCAGGGGATCTAGCCACCGAGGAGTTCATCGTTGATGAGTCGTGGCGTGACAAGGCCCTGAGGATCTTGGAGGTTCTGAACAGTGACCGATTCAGAGACACCCCTCCGTGGAGACTCCCGGAGGAAAAGTACAGGTCAAAGAAGTCGGGGAACTGGCTCTTCCCATGTGGGTATTGCGAGTTCTTCACCAAGTGCAGAGGAGGGGAAAATGGCAAGTAAGACGCTAGCTGGCAAGCTCGCTGAAGTTATGGGCGAGATCGGCTACATCTCCAAGGGCGGCACGAACAGCGCCCAGGGGTACAAGTACGTCATGGCGTCACAGGTAGCTGACGCAATCCGCGAGAAGCTCGCGGCTAAGGGTATCGCAATCATTCCTGGTGACATTGAGAAGCTGAGCGAGAGCACGTCTGCCTCAGGCAAGCAGGTGATCCTCACGTTCAAGTACTCATGGCACTTGGTTGATGGGGAGACTGGGGAAAAGCACACGATCTACTCGCTCGGCTCAGGGGCTGACTCGGGCGACAAGCACGTGTACAAGGCGACGACTGGTGCGCTCAAGTATGCGCTCCTGACGACGTTCCTCATCCCAACTGGGGACGACCCAGAGAATGACACGGCTGACGTGACCATCGCCAAGGCGGCGAAGGAGATCTTTAAGGATACCGTCAAGCCAATGGAAGGTCAGTCGCAAAAGGCTGACGGAGAGTGGGGGTTCTAATGGATAGGATTGATCTTTGGCTCACAGATAAGATTGCTCCAGTCAAGGAGCAGACCAAGGCCGGTCGAGACGTGTGGAAGTTCTTCGGTAGCATGCAGTCGTTTGCCTACGACGCGTTCCTTTCCGCAGACAAGGCCACTCGTGACGCATCAACCGCGCCTAACCGCTACGAGCGTGTGACCATCCTTGTCTTTGATGAGGACTTGGCTACGCACATTCGGAAGATCTATGATAGTACCGTAAACCGAGAGACAAACGACCCGCGCCAGCACTTGCACGTCATTGGCAAGCTGGAGGAGCGAGCCGACAAGGACGGCAACCCGAAGGGGTACAGCCTTCTTGCTAACGAGGCAAGCCCACTCATTTGGGGTCCGCTGAAGAAGCGCTCGTGACCGAAGAAGTAAAGCTTGTAGACGACATCGCGGATGGCCTTGCTGCTATTGGTATCCAATACCAAGCAGACGGTCGTCCGCGGAAGGTCGCGATCTACAGCAAGGAAATGTTCATGGATGCGTATCGCCAGAAGTCCATTTCGTTTGTATCTGCCCACACTGGTGGCCTTGCAGACGACGAGCTTAAGAGCCTTGAGGATGACGGCGAGAAGCAATTCTGGGCTGGGATCTTCTCAGCTGGCGTTGGCGAAGGCGCACCTGTAGCCGTAACGGAGGATGAGAATGGTTGACAAAGCTCGGCAGGGACGTCTCAACCGCTCAAGGGGTAATGCCTTTGAGCGCGAGACGGCCAAGAAGCACGGCGGTCGACGCACCGGAATGTACGGTGGGCCAGACGACGTGACGGTTGACGGGCAGTTTAAGATCCAGACGAAGGTGGGGACGATGTTCTCCAACAAGTACTGGGGCTGGCTGCAGAAGATTATTGTTCAGGCTGGGGAAATCCCCTACCTAGTGATCGGAGATGCTCCTGGGCCTGGCACCCAGAGGCGTGTCATGGTGATCATGGATGAGCGGGATTGGTTAGTTGTGAAGGAGAAGGCATATGGCAGTACCACAGAAGAAGAGCCGCAAGGGTAACGTTGCCCTTTTGGCTGCGCGCTGGAACGTTGCGTTCGGCGTTGTAGTGGCTACGTTCATTGATAAGTATCTGGATTCTGTCCCTGAGGACAAGCGCAGTGAGGTCCAGATCCCGTTTGACAACGTGCTTCAGTTGTCGGCCGGTGTTGCATTGAAGCTGGTGGAGCTTGAAGATGGCGACGACGCCTGACGAGGAGCGACAGCAAGTCGCGTTCTTTAAGAACATTGGGGAAACTACCAAGGCTGCAGTGTCGCACCCTAGGTTCCGGGACACGTTTGTCCCTTCCTTTGGTATCGGAGCTGTCGTCCTAGGTGCGTCTACTAACGTCGCAGCAGCGCTGGGCTCAGCACTCTTGGCGTTCGCGCTACTGGATAAGCGCAAGTGAAACACGGCCTGAAGTGCCCGAAGTGCGGGGGGCTACGCATTAGTCCGCACAGAGCAGGCGCTAAGCTGGCTGGACCATACTCCGTTCGCGTAGCTATCTGTGCGAAGTGCGATGAGAGAATCATCCTCGTTACGCAGGTAGCTACGCAGGAGCTGGCAGAGAAGATTATGGAGGAGATTGACAATGAAGAAGGAGAGTAAGAATGTACCCGAAGCGTTCATTGAATACTTTCGCGAACTCGCGATGGAAACCCACGAAGTTATGGTACAGAGGCAATCAGGATATGGACCGGGCAACATTGAAGCGCTCGGACCATACGGAGTATTCTCGCGACTCGCAGAAGACAAGTGCTCGCGAGTGGCCACGTCGCTCAATGGATCTATCGTGGATGGAAAAGCCAAAGTCGGAGAAGACTGGTTCAACGAAGGGGTACGTGACGCGCTGGTCGATATTGCGAATTACGCGTTAATTCTGATTGCTCTCGGTGAGGGCAAGTGGTCTTTCGTTACCAGAGGCGTACCACCTAAGCAGTGGGCATCTCTTGACGAGCGACTGGATGAAAGGTTTGTGGTGGATGAACTTCGTTGACCTGAAGGGGATGGTATGGCCAACTGGTAGGACCCATGCTATACTGTTCTACGGTCCATCTGGCTGGAAGGCCAGAGTGTGGTATACTGTTAAGCAGGGGGAGGTCTTCAGCTTAGGCAGTGGGCCGGAAGTGTTTAACCATGATGAGGCAGAGAAGAAACTAAAGGAGCTAAATGATGCATGGGCGTCAACGCAAAAGCGCAAGCGCTAAGTTCGTCTTCTCTGCAGGCACGCCCCAGAAGGTGAAGACTTTCTGGGGCGAGTCCATCTTGTGGATGAAGAAGGTCCTTAAGGAAGAGGGCATTCACGTGTCTAAAGTCACGATCCACTACCACACCGGCGAAGCAAAGAACAAGTGCCCACTTGGCGAAGCTGACTCTGATGACGCTACGTTCATGCTGTGCACACACCGATACGACTACGACACAATGCTTCATGAGATGGCTCACGTTGTAACGCCTGGGCTTCACAGCAAGGCCTGGGCAACTAAGTTCTTGGAGCTCATCAACAAGCATCTGGAGGGACAGGACTTAGTAAGGGCGCTATACGCAGCGCACAGGGACTACCCTAGCTGCGCAGCCCTGATTGGAGATGTCTATGACATTTAGAGAGAAGTTGACAAAGCCAGACAAAGATGTGCTAAGATTGTTTGTAGAGGACGCTAAGGCTGAGGGGATGTCCCTTAGGGCGTACTGCAAGAAGCACGGGATTGACTACTACTTGCTAACTGGCTTCCCAAGGCCATGGCAGGAGGTATCACTCCAGGAGGGGTTTAATGGCGAAGAAGGAAACGAAGGAGCGACTGAGCTCTAGCGACTACGTCAACGACGGTAGTTGCCCAATCTGTGGCAAGTACCAGAAGAAGATCGCTGCCGGAAAGATGAAGCCATGCTTCATGTGGGAGCGAATTGAGGAGGAGGAAGACGAAGATGAGTGAAGACGCATACGGCAATAAGGTTTACCGCTGCAGCGAATGCTCGGTTGACTTCATTGAAGGCTTTGATGAGGAGCGCATGCTGTGCGACGAGTGCGCAGCTAGCATTGATGAAGAGGGTCGACAGGAGAACATTGGGGTAGAAAGCCTGCAAGAGGTTCTAGCTGCGGCCAAAGAGGACTACCACACCAAGGAGATCTTTTAATGACGCGCACCAATCGGGAGGCCGAGAGGGCGCTAATCGGGGCATGCTTGATCTCAAGCGAATGCGCTGAGCGGGTACTTGAAAGGGTTTCTGCTAACGACTTTGACGACATGCAGTGTCGCAATATCTACAATGCAATTAAGTCACTTGTAACTCAGGGCATGACGATTGACATCGTCACCCTCTCCGAAGAGCTGACCAAGGATGGCAAGCTTGAAGATGCCGGCGGAGTAACTAATCTTTCTAATCTGATTAGCTCAACACCAAATAGCTATAACTACGAATCGTACATTGACATCGTCCTTGACAACGCGATCCGACGCGACGTGCATCAGGTAGCTGCGCACATCGCTGACACTTCGCGTCTTGCGAAGACCGCAGAGGAGGCTCTGGCTGAGGCCGAGAGGGCAGTCTCCGGTATCTCTCGCAGCCGCTCAAGGGGTAAGTTCTCCACGATGGAGGACGTGATGGTTGAGACCATGGACAGGCTTGCGTTGATGCAAGCTGGTGGGGCATCTGGCGTGTCGTCAGGCATTGTCGGCATTGACTCCATCGTCGGTGGTTGGCAGAGGGGTGACTTGGTGATCGTCGCAGCGCGGCCTAGCGTAGGCAAGACCGCACTGGCGACCACCATGGCTGCCAATGCTGCGTTCCGCAGCGGGAAGGCTATTGCCATCTTCTCCCTTGAGATGAGCCGAGAGCAGATCGGTAGCCGAATGCTCTCGTCCGTCTCAGGGATTGGCCTGCACGAGATCCGACATGGGCAGCTTGATCTGGCAGAGATGACTGAAGTCATTGCTGCGTCAGATAGGATTAAGCGCAGCAAGATCTTCGTTGAGGATGCGCCTATTGCGACTCCTGGCGAGATGAAGTCCAAGTGCCGGCGGCTCAAGAAGGAGCACGGACTTGACCTTGTTGTGGTTGACTACCTGCAGCTCATGTCTCCGGACCGCGGCAACAAGGACAGCAACCGTGTGTACGACGTGGCCGAGATCAGCCGTGGATTGAAGGCGCTAGCTAGGGAACTTGACGTTCCTGTGGTAGCACTCAGCCAGCTGAGCCGTTCATCTGAGTACCGAGAGAACAACGAGCCCAAGCTCTCAGACCTTCGGGACTCTGGAGCCATTGAGCAGGATGCTGACGTAGTTCTCATGCTGTGGCGCTCCACTGACGTGTCCCTTGACGTGTCGGTTGAGACGGTCCACTGCAAGGTGGCCAAGCATCGCAACGGACCAACAGGTCGGACCGAGTTGATGTTCAACCGGACGACAGCAACATTTAAGGGGGCGTAATATGAGCGCACATGTCACACAGGAAGATAAGGACACACTGAAGGTAAACATTGAGGTCGACTGCCCATGCGAGGTAGGGATCTGCGAGCACTCCATGGAGGAAGTAAGCAAGGCTCTTCAGCAGGCTTACACTCGCGGCGTACGAGATGGAGCCACTGGCGCCATGGAGAACGTCAAAAAGTACCTGAAGAAGGAATACCCTGGAGCGTACGCCGAGGCACAGAAAGCTGCCGACGCAAGTAAGAAGAGATTCAATTGATTTCCCTACTACTCGCCCTGACTCTATCGGTGGCCCAGCCTAGCGGGTACCACGAAAGAGTTAGGGCGACGTGGTATGGCAATACTCATCCGCAGAGCCAGAAGTTCTGCTACGGCGGCTACAAGAACACATGCAGCCCATATAGCAAGGGCGAGAAGGTCATGTACGCTGCCGTTCCTGGATTCAAGTGGGGTGATATGCCGTACAGGGCGAACGTGTGCTACAATGGTAAGTGCGTGACGGTCGTTGTACGCGACTGTCTGTGCAGCCGAAAGGGGGAGTACATTGACCTCTCTCCGGCAGCATTCATCGCGCTAGGCAATAAGCTGAGTAGGGGTGTGTTATGGGTAACGGTGAACTACGAAACGTACCGTGGCGGACGCTAACCAACGCATCGTTCTTCTCGGGTGTAGGAGGGATGGATCTTGGGTTTGAAAGAGCAGGAATCAAAACGGTCAGCTTCAGCGAAATTGAGCCGTACCAAAGCGGAGTCCTCGCCAGACATTGGCCAGGAGTACCGAACCTCGGAGACATCGTATCACTCGCAGATCGTGAGCTTTCCAAGCAGGTACAGCAGACAGCCGACGAAGTTCAACGACGTGGCGGACACACTGACGATCAGTGCGGGACCTCCGGCTGTAGCAAGTGGCAGCATGCCGACATCTTCTCAGGAGGATTCCCATGTCAAGACCTCAGCGCAGCTGGCGCCAGAAGAGGATTTGAAGGAAAGCGATCAGTCCTTGCATTCACCTACCTTGACCTTGTGGAACTCTACCGACCTGCCTGGTTGGTGCTGGAGAACGTCCCAGGTCTACTCCATTCGTCTGGCGGACGCGACTTCGCCAGACTCATCAGTGAAATGGAAGAACTCGGGTATGGCGTGGCGTGGCGAGTGCTGGACGCGCAATACTTCGGAGTCCCCCAAAGGCGCCGTCGTGTCTTCATTGTGGCAAGTCTTGGATCAGACCGTGCCGGCGAAGTACTTTTTGAGTGCGAAGGCGGCTGCGGGCATCCTGCGTCGGACGATCAAGAGGAAGGCAGGGCAGAAGCTTCCGCCAATGCTGACCGACGTACTGTCTCAAATCTCAACGCAAGCAAATCCGGATGGAGAGTCGGGGCCGAGGACGCCGCAGGTGGGCAGCTCATCTTGGGCACGGAGGATGACGCCCGTGGAATGCGAGCGTTTGATGGGCTGGCCGGACGGGTGGACAGTAAACCACCAGTGGAGGGGGAAACGGGGCTCTACGGGCCGGAAATAGGCCTCTACGGCGATTCTGTGGAGGGGTTGGACACGAAAAGATACACCTGCTGTGGAAACGGAGTAGTGTCTAGCGTCGCGGAGTGGGTTGGTCGCCGGATCGTTGCTTGCGCAGAATAGGTTTCGGCTCCCCCTTCGGGCATGGCGTGATAGTACCCTAGAGCTCGTCCCCGTCGGGCATGCGGCGCCCTCCGTCGGGCATGGGGGGGCTTTACTAATCGACTATTAGATCTCCTCACCAGCCGTTATTAGCAGCTGGTGAGGAGTTTTTGTTTACTCTTTATTTTCTACTGGCTGGCAGTCGTGGCCATATGCCCACTCTGCCGCGCTAGTTTCATCATCTAGTATGAATATTAGTTCACACTCAGGACACTTAGCAAAGGTACTAGACCTGGCAGGGTGTCCTAATGGGTAGTTATTCCTAATCGGAATACTTGTGTCAGCCATTGCTGACACCGATTGTTTTCATGATTGCTTGGGAAAGCTCTCTGGCTTGGAATCCTCTTCCATTAAGTGTGTCGTTGTAATCAACTCCACCTTCTAGCCATAGAGCGCTAGCTACTGCGTAGTGAAACGTAAGGGCTGGTACTCCAACCATTGAATCAACCATATTGCCGTTATTGTCAAAGATCGTAGTCTTTGCTGACTCGTAGTTGGACTTCAACGTTGTCTCGTATTTCTTTACAAATGACTCTGGGTACCCGATCTCGACCAGATACGAGCCACTGTAGATGCTATGGCCATCGCCATCAACGAAGTCTCGTGCTCGCTCACTATTCTTTAGAAGAGTAATGAGCTGGTCACGAAGCTTGCTTTCTTCCCAGAAGTTATGTTCAGTCGCCATCATTCCTCCTTGCAACCCATAGGATTGCTTGTAGCTCTGCAGCATATAGACCTAGATCGTCAGCTGCCTTTTGGAACTTTGCTTGGTACTTTTTGTACTGCGTAACATTAAGGTCAACTTCTTTCCATACTTTCTTCTTTCCAACCTTAATCTTCTTGTTGTATGGTGGGAACTCCCTTGCTGCCCACCTATCGATAGGACATCGGTCAGTCTCACCTTCGCTAATGATTGAGTAGTAGAAGTCTCTTACCTTCTGACCACTAAGTAGCCGAACATCTCCATTTTCTAGAATCTTATAGGCAGTTTTTACATTGGCTGGGTACGCCTGTAGAGCAGGCAATGGTGTTCCATTGTATTTGTTTTCTAGTATAGCTCTGATTACTTTGATGTTGGTTTCCGGTGAAGCCCCCGGAGAGACTGCTGCTACTGCTGCGACAGCTGTTGACTGGTGCTTCAACTCGTAATGTTTTGTTGATTGATAAATCATTTTGTTGAACTCGTGATACCAGCCTGCTGAATGCAGTAGTTCCATTCTTGATTCTGGTGTGTCCGTGTTCATAACGATTTGATTGAACCGCTTGATTAGCGGCTGTGCTAGCAGCTTTGAGTCATACGACCTACTCGCTGCTAGCAGCAACCTACTAATGCGGCTGTCGCCGCTGATCATTACTTAACGCCCTTGGAGGCCAGGAACTTCTTGTCCTTCAACTTCTTTGTAAAGACAATATGTACTTCTGCGACTGTATTCTCATACAAATCATCAGTTGCTACGCCTTCGTCGTAGTCGCAGCCGCTCCTCTTGGATCGCCACTCTCGTAGCAACCCAACATCGCTAAGCACTGTTTTGAATCCTCGATATCCATCCCATGCTTCATTAAGCTCATTAACTTTATCGTGAATAGCAGTGGCAATATTGATTGCTTTTACTGAACCATTTACACTGTTGTTGTAGCTGTTGCCCTTGCCAACACGCTTAGCAAGATCAGGGAGTGATGACTCCATAATCAAGCTAATGATGTGTGAAGACGGTACTTCAACACTGATCTGCTGAGTGAACTCTACTGGAAGCTCGCGGAGCTTTGGTGCGCCGCACTTGTTATCTGTGTTCTTAGCCATTGTTCTCCTCCATTTCATAGTTTCGCTTATGCTTTGCTAGATCGCGCTTGCTTTCTAGCTTGACTGTTACTACATAGTCTGAGAGATCATGAATCTCATTCTCCGCTGCCAGACTATTGAGCTTTGTGAACAGCTCTTCTAGCTGCTGCTCCAATGTACAGAGCAGTAGATAGAACTCATTGTATGTAACATTATGTGGAGCTGGTGAGAATAGAATATTAGCTGCTACATTATTAACACCGTTAACGATTGTTGAGTTAAGGTAAGTTGATGTACGTGAGAACATATTGTAACCATTGCGCATAGTGTTCTCATCTGGGCCGGTGTTCTTAATAGAGTCAATGAGTACAGTTAGTTGATCTTTAAGCCTACCAGTCCGATCAGAGATATCGTCCAAGTCACTGGTGTTAACACGTTCTACGTCACCACCGACAGAGATATCTTCCAGTGTGCTTACTGCTTCTGAGATTGTTTCATTGATCTGATCGATGTTTGGAAGATCTTGATTGTCAATCTCCCAAGCTAGTGACCGAACTGAATCTTCAATGCGATCAATCTCGTCTAGCATTTCCTTGATGTCTTTCGTAACATCCTTTGTCATATACCCTCCTCTACATCTTTGATGCCAGTTGCTGCCGCAGCTTTCCTACAACAACTACTGGTCACAGTTAAGTGACTCTCTGTGCCAAACTCATTTGGCTGAATCTTGTTGCCAAGATCAGTCAAGTTACCGTTAAGCACTAGCCATCTAGAACCCTTGTAGACTGGTTCCAGTTCTAGCTCGTAGACTCTGACGACTACTTTGTGTCGTCCAGTTTTCTCACAGGCTAGCTCTGGTAGTAGAACTACATCATCGCTCATCTATGGCCTCCTGATGCGCCAGCACATATTGGCGGATACGAGCAATCAGCTGGTTGACTGTTCGCACCGTGGTCTTACCGTGTTGGTAATCCCATACGTTAATGACATCGACTGCTTCTCCATTGATAATAACTTCAATGTATGGCCCACCGTGCCAGCTATAGATAATACCATCCATAGTGACACTGATTTGCCAGTTAGCTAGTGAGTCCGGTATCACCCGACTCATCCTCTTCCGAACCGATGAAGTCATGCAACCTCCAATTGTCTACAATCTCAATGGCTGTAACCTTCAATCCAGTGGCATTGTCAGTTAGATTCTTCATCTCTCCACCGAAGTTAATCTCAACAACATCGTCTCCGGCCCCTGATGAGACCATACCGATTGCTTGTCGTGCGAACTGATGGAAACCTGGCTGAACGATTGGTGGATAAAGATTGCTAGTTAAATGGTAGTCCAGTGCTGCGTCCTTAGCGAGCTCGATTGCTCTGTCTTTGTTAAAACCCATGGCTGTCCTCCTTGCTGAGCATTGCCCAGATGTTTGGCTTTTGTGAACGGATACTGACAAAGTTATTGTCGCCAATGACTAGATGGTCTAGCAGTGTAAGGTCATGATATCCACACGCACGTAGTACTTCCTCAGTTAGGTTAATGTCTTGGTCAGATGGCTGTGCGTCACCTGATGGGTGGTTATGTACCATAATGAAACCTACTGCGCCAGTAAGTAGAGCTGGTCGCAACAGGTCAGCAATAGATACTGACGTGCCCGTTGCGGTACCCTTAAATACCTGAGTAATACCAATAAGATTATTGCGACCATCAACACCCAATACCCATAGTGCTTCCTGAGTATAATCTTGTGCTACATCTTTGAAGTAAGTATGGGCTGATTGAGGTGACTCAATCCTGGGCCCTACTTTATTACTCCAGTTACGAATAACTGAGAGCTCGTACGCTTTCCACGTATGTTCCATATTCCCTCCTGCCCCGTGGGGCATATCGTTGGTTGTTAATGGACGCTTAGTTGCGCCCATTAGAATACTCGATAGCCATCGAGTCCTAGGCAAAGATCACTGAATTCTAGGAACTCAATAACTAGATTAGTGTCAGCATTGACTTCATCATCAATGGTCAATGGCGAATCGATTTGCTGCTTTTCTCGGCTTTCCTTAACATACTGCGCAACTACCGGCTTAATGGACTCACGGATGTCATTGAACAGATCAGTCGTGTTTTCGTACAGCTCTGGGTAGAGGCCGGTGAACATGCTGATGTGTGCCAGATACTCCTTGATGCCAGCTGGTGTGCACTGATTGCCGCTGTTATCCATAGTGGCAAATGCGAACTCTTCTGGGTATTCGCCGCCATTAAGTGTAACAATCTTGTCCAAGATTACTCGGATCATTGACATACCCCAGATGTTAGCTCGGAAGTACAGGTTATCGGAGCCTGTGTACTCCCCAGTCGTCTCATCAAATAGGTATGTATACTCATACTTTTTGGCAAACTCTGCTGCCTTAGCTCGATCACCGTTTACAGATTCAATGTCGTATCCCATTAGTTCAATCCTCCCAAGATTCTATGGAGCTCATCGAATACTTCTGATTCGTCCAGCTCATCCATTGGTTCGTTCTCGTCAATGTCTTTCATCATAAGGTTATTCTCAATAGTGAACTCAAAGTGCTTCTCTGGCACATCATATTCGTCAATGACCTGATTGGCGATGTACTTAAAGATATAGCTTACAACCATCAATGCTCGGCGGTTAGCAGTAACAAACTGATGCTTGATCTCATCTTGGCTCAGTCCGAACTCCTGCTCAGCCTCATCAAACTTATGCTTATTTGGGTACAGTTTGTACAACAGTTCTGGGTTAAGCTCAAAATAGTTAAGCAATGTCATTGCCAGCTTGCCGCCGCTGATCATATTCTCAGCAGCATCAGCGTCCATACCAGGCAATACCGCACTGATCTTCCTCATACAGCCTCCTTGTGGAGCCTAAGCCCCTGCTCATCGATTAGTTCCAGCAAGTACTTCTCGCTGGCCATTAGTGACGCAATCAGGCTGGTGTGATCCCAGCTGAACCGCCATTCACGAGTCACTTTGTTAATGACTCCACTCTTGAAGTATCCATAAGATTCTCCATTAGCTGGTATATACTTACAGTAGAAGCCATAGTCTGCTAGTCCGAACTCTCCTCCGTTATTCTTCTCATTGTTACAGTAATATTTCCAGAGTAGTATGCAGTTCTTGGCAATATAATCACGTGCTACGTGGTTATCATCGCTGTAACTAGCCACTTTACACCTCCTAGCCGTTAATCACAGAACCCAAGCACGGCATCCACAGACTGGGCTACGAAGCGGGAAGGGAGAATCCTGCCAGTTCTGTTAGGGTATTACTAGCGCATCCCACCTCCCTACATCTTTATCGACAGCTGATAACCCACCAGCTTCTTAATCTCCATCCCCGGTTAGTAGTGGTTATTAATTTTTATTAACAGTAATAGTCTCATTTGGCCCTCCGTTGGGCATAAGAGGTGTTCTGTCTACTACCCTCCGTAGGGCATGATAGTACCTTGGAACCTAGCGCAGCCGTCTGAGCGAAGCGAAGCCCGAGTGAGCGAGCGAAGCGAGCGACGAGGGCAGGCTGCGCACAGTCAAAGACTGGCTGTGAAGCCAGCCGTATCGCGAGCTGGTGAGCGAGCGAACCCACCCAGCCGCTTGCGCGGCTGGGTGGGACGGCCCTGGCAAGGGCCGGTGCCGACCTCCCTCAGTCGGCGTAGTGGTTACGGAGCGCCTTGTCGATTGCGCTGAGCACCATCGCAAGGGTGACGCCGAAGCCAGCGACGGCGAAGCCGTTGATGGCGACCTGGTCTAGCCCGTAGCCGTTGAAGAACGTGACGCCAGCGACGATGCCAGCGAGCCCGTAGAAGGCGATGATAACGAAATCGATGAAGTCCCAGTAACGCATAGTAACCTCCTAAGATTAGCACCCAACCAGCCGAAGCTGGTTGGGTGCGGTGATAGTACCCAGTAGGTACTAGAAAGGCTGCTCGTCCGCTGCTACGGTCGGCGCCGCAGCGCCGTTCGCAGGTGCGAACTCGATCACCTTGGCGCTGTAACCAGCAGTGGTGTGAACCACTGGGTAGCAGAGCACAGGCTGAATCAGGTTGCCTGCCTGATCCTTGGCGTGCTCGTAGCGCTGCTTCAAGATGCGCTCGTCAGACGCTGGAACCCAGAGGATCCCTTTGTCCCACGTGGTCTCGAAGGACGCCACTGCGTCAACCGTTGCCCACTGGCGGGCAAGCTCCTGCGCGGCGTGAGCCTGAGCAGGTGCGAATGATAGTACTGGATAGGACATCGACTTCGCTGTCCCATCTTCGCGAAGCCCAGGGCGACGGACTTGTGCGCTAACGGTGAGAGCACCGCTAGGTGTCATCCGATAACCTGGGATCTTGTTCCGACCATCAACACCAGCTGGTGCTGTGTTCGGATCACCCTGTAAGGTGATACCACGTAGTACGAGGATCGTCCCCGTCGCCGCGTTGAGCGCCTGCTCAACTGATGCCAGAGTAGAAGCGAATCGCTTCATCTCACAGCTCCTTCCCGCTTGCGCGGATTGGTGTCAGCTCGCGCCGTACCCAAGCACGGCATCTAAACGATGCTGACAAAAGAACAGAGAGAGAATATCCTGATGGCCGGCAATACAGGGGGGTATCGCGAAGCGGTGACGAGACTAGTCAGCGAGGCTGGTCATCGACCAGCCGAGATTTTAGTTAAGGGCGGTACTCCCCGCACAGCTTTCGTAGCGAAGAGGGGAGATAATGGCTTACCCGACCTTCCGGCACAGACACCCCCCTTTGATAAGAAGCCTTAACCTTTGTGCTCAAAACCAGGGTGTAGAAAACTTAACCATGTAAAAATCTGCAAGAAAGGCCAAAAAAAGTGCATATATATAGACAGCCATTTGCGAAGACGGAAAATAAACCATAAAGAACGGCCGAAACGCGCACCCTAAGCAGCGCAAGAAGGGCGACGGCGCAGGCAAGAGCTTTGACGGCGGCCAGATTGCCGCGATTGTCGGAGCTGGTGTTGTTACCGGGGCTGTTGGCGCACTCACAGTCGGCGCACTCCGTGAGGGGTTCGGCGGCGGCAATGGCCGATTCGGCCCGAAGGGACGATAATCATGGCACCACGACTACCTAAACGAGGACACCTTGGCGGCGTAATGCGGCCAGGAGGGTCTTACCGCGCTATTGACGACAACGCGTTCGTCAACCCATACGGCGGCGGGCGATCTCGAGTCAAGTTCACTGGTGACCCAATGAAGGACACAAACATTGTTGGCGGACGCGGCGACAAGCTAAGAGACTGGACAACTAACCCCGTAACCGGTAAGCGAACCATGAGCGGCGCAGAGTATGACCGATACGACAGGGCTTCAACTCTTAGGGCCAATCAGATTATTGGGCCAACGATTGGACAAGTGCGGACTGAAAACGAAAGAACGCGCCTGCCTTCCAGCAGAATGGTTTCTACTGGCGGGTACACATACGACCTTGGGCTTTCAAACACGAAGACTCCCAGATCAAGAATCGTGCTTCCCGAAATAAGGCTCGCGCTGCTGTCGCGAAGAGCAAAGGCAAGACCGCTATAAAAGGCAAGGATATCGACCATAAGGACGGTAATCCTCGCAACAACTCACTTGCCAACCTACGACCGCAGAGTAAGCATGTAAACCGACGGAGACTGAATGGCTGACGGCAAGATCATTTTCATTGATAATCTTGACGACGTTCCAGCTGGTGAGATTGCCGCATGGGCATCTAACACCATGAACATGGAGCGTGGCGGCGGCATTGGCCAAGCTGCTTCAGCAAAGGGACGCGCTGGATGGATTGCCATTCCAACGAAGCTATTTGGCAAGCGTACAGATGACGCCTTCTTGACGGACGAGGCCCTAAAGGAAATTACTGGCACAGACGTTCGCAGCCGAGCAATGAAGAAGGCCATTGATGGGATCGGTGCCGGCATTATGGCCATCAAGCTTGCGCTCGCCGACGGCAAAAACGTGTATATTCCAAGCGATGGGTTTGGCACAGGCGAGGCTCAACTTCGAGAGCGAGCACCGGAACTGTTTGCTGCAATCACTAGAGCTATGGATAAGATCATTGAAAGCAGCCAGGTTGAGGGATCCCCTAGCCAGAAGTCCGGTCTGACTGCTCCAAAGCAAACAATCTCTGCACAGGCGCCTGACATCCGTAAAGGAATGAATGGCGAAGACGCCTTCTACTACCACTACACGGAAGCTGGCAATGGCGATAAGATTGCCAATGGCGCTCTTAAGCCAGATGCCGACGGCCGTGTTTATTTCTTTAGCACGCTTGAACAAGCAAACGAATATATCTTTGAAGAAATCTCCACGCGTAGAGCGCTTGAGGGCAAGCCAACATCCGAAGGTTACGACATTGTAGCTATTCCGCGATCAGACCTTGACGTCTACGGTCCAAAGCCAGACGTTGCTGCACCAGACAGCTCAGCAATGTACGTTGAGCCAAAGGCAGAGATTCGTATCTCTAATCCGTTTGTAATGCGCAACGGTGAGGCAGACTTTGCTAAGCCAACACCAGCAGCTGAAATTCCACAAAAAATTTCCGAAACTGCTCCGCCCCCACGCGGCGTTGTCGACGCAGTTGTGGCAGTAGCCAAGCTGGATAAAAACGGCAAGGTTGAGGGCGGCACAGGGTGGGCAACTGAAGGCGCACTACTGCGAGGAATCCCAACATACGTCTACGACGAGATGACCAGCCGATGGTACACCGCCAGCTCGCCACAAAAGTCATTTCAGGGGTGGACGCCTGTTGATGCGCCGCCAACAAACGTCAGGTCAATTGCCGGTATCGGAACAAGAACGCTTTCCGAGCGAGGGTATCAGGAGATCGTCGCCTACGTTGAGTCACTTGACAAGAGCGTCGTAATCCATAGCGGTGGAGCCGGTGGCTCTGATACTGCGTTTGAAGAGGCTCACTCTAAGCGCGGCGGCGAAGTTGTCTCGCACTCGTTTGAGGGACACAGCCGACCAAGCAAAGCTGGCGGCCAGGTTATCCATAGCCGTAACGACCTAGTATCAACGCGTGCAGAAGTAGACGCAATTGGCAAGTCTCTTGGTAAGTCAATCACTTGGGACAAGCCTGACCGCAGGCCAGGCGACAAGACAGAAGAACTTGTCATGCGCAACATGTTCCAGATCGCACCTGGGCGAGATGTTCCAGCCCAGGCAGCACAGGCCGCACCAACTCGCGCACCAGAGATGAGCAGCAACGCCAGACTTAATGCTGCCGCCATCCCTAACAACATCTATAGCTCAGCCGGCAAGAGCGTCAGCGGCATGCCCGCATTTGAACGCGGCTTGCGCGCTGCCCTAACAAATCCAACCAACGATCTTGCCAACTTTGTTGATCCTGAAAGCGGACGCCAGTCTCCGCAGGACTCGTATGCGCAAGGCAACATTAAGCAAAAGTATCCTGTCGTTTACGAAGGCAGGGTGTTCCCATCCTCAGAGCACGCGTTCTTCTACTACCAGAACGAACTTAACCTGAGCGAATCTCCAAAGCTTAGCGCAGAGAGAAACGCAGCTAACCTACAGCGCGCAGAAGAGATCATGGGCAAGATCATTGCGGAGAAGCTGCGCCAGCACCCACAACTTGTTGCTGGCATTGAGAAGGTTGCTGCGCAGGAAGGCATTACGCCTGAAGAGTGGATTGCGAAGCAGTCACACTACACCGGCAGGGCTGCCACGCGAAAGCCATCTCACTGGACTGGTGACGGGCTTGAGTCAGGTTTCCTTCGCGCTCTTAGCCAGGCGTACTCAATGGCAAAGCAGCAACCACGCAGCCTTCCAAATAGTACTGACCCAGCATCAATCCTAGAGCACGAGATGCTCGTAAGGTGGGCTCAGTCGGATGCTAACTGGAAGTACTTCCCAACCGTTGACCGGTTTGGCAAATTCCGATCTAAGCAAAACTACTACGTAAGCGGCACGGTAAACCGAGCGGTAGAAGTCGCGGCGTCATTCCAAACAAAGGCAGCAATGGCCGAGACAGTTGAGCGCAAAGCTGCTCTTGAGGCTCAGGCCAAGCGCGTACTTGAGGAAAGCAAGATTGACTCAGGAATCATCCGCGCATGGTCAAAGCTTTCCGAACTTGCAGTTGGAAAGGTTTCCGACCCATCTGCGCGAACTCGCCTAGCCCGCACTATTGGCGCCACATCTGCATTTGGCACATACTACGACTCGCCAGTTCAGGATAAACTTGCGCAGCTTGACCCAAGCGTTAAGGGCAAGACGATTCCAAACGTTATCGCCGACATTGCGGCAGAGAATGGCGTGGACCTTTCCTCCAACAAGACGCGTTCATTCGGAATCCCGACTGCCGATAGCCCGGACACAATGCAGACGAAGGCCGGCATTGAAGAAACCATGCGCAAGTTTGTTATTGCTCTTCGGGCGGTAACCGACTCCAAGCGAAAGTTTGATCGCGTAGGGATTGGCCCAGACAGCCGCCTAGGCAAGGGCGGGACAATCTCCGAAAAGAACGCTCGCGACCTATCGCTTGTAATCATGAAGCTCTCGTCTATCCTTAAGGACTACTCAGACCCAGCTCTAGCTATTGAGGCACAGAAGATGCAGCGCTTCGGAGGCGAGGCACAGCGCGGGACCCTATCGCCAGGAGCAGAGCTGGCCAGCAAGATGGCGGCTCGCGGCGAGAATCTAAGTGAAGAAGAGGTCAACAAGATCTCAAAGTTTACCCGACGACAGGCCGAAGCCTATGCTCGAGCCATGGGCATTGAGATGGGCAACATCGGAGAAGGCGCAAAGGCTTACAACCGACCACTATCGGGAGAGGTTGATTTCTCTCTTCCAGAGCAGCGCTTTGTTGACTCGCTTGTACCGCCACCAATTCCAAAAGACAAGGCAGAGAAGAGGGCAGTTGAAAGCGCTGAGCGCAAGTTCCAGGCTGCCGTAGAGGAATCGTATGGATTCCGATTGGCTCCTGGCGGGCAAAAACTAACTGCCAAGGAAGCTTCCAAGAAAACAGCTAGGGTAAGTAAGGCTGTTGCGACAACAATGAACCTATTCCCCGCGCTTGCGGAGCGTGTTGTGCCTACTCCTTCCGGGTTCACACGCTCCGCTCGCGGAACAAACAAGCCAATTTTCCAGCTTGAGGGCGGGTATCGGGCAGGATTAGAGGCAAATGAGGCTGTAAGTGCAGCACTTGCCCGTGAATCTGCCGCAACGCAGTCATTTGCGGCTGGAGAATACCCAAACAGGGTTGTTCTAGTGCGTCTTGGCAACGTTCTAAAGTCAAATCTCAAGGTCGGGGCCGCACAAACTGACCTTTTTGACGAATTACTGAAGAATTATCTCACTGGTGGATACGCTGCATCGCTAGAAAAGGCTGCTGAGACCGAAAAACTTGTCGGTCCGATTGCTAAACTGGAGCGAGTTGGCACAAAAGAGGTCAATCCAATTGAAATTGCGGCCCAGTACCGCGCAAAGCCAGACGAAAAGCTGATTAACAAGCTAAACACGATTGAAATTGCCGTAGATTTTGGAACGGCGAGCAAGATGGGGATCATTGGGCCAAAGGGGAACAGTCTCCCTAACCTATTCGCAGAAACAGTTACTGGTATTATCTCCCCACAGACCTACGTGTCGTCTACTGTGCGTGTTTTGCCTGGCGG